AAACCGTGGCGCGGGATGCGCAGCGGCCATCGTGAGTGGTGCGTGACGCGCCATTCGGGCAAGATGCCACAAACCCAATCTTGAAATTTCGGAGGTCGAAATGCCTTACAACAGTCTGATCAGTCGAACCGACGCTGCGGCCCTCATTCCCGAGGAAGTCAGCGCCGAGATCCTTCAGGCACTGCCCGAGGTCAACCCCATCATGGGTATGGCGCGGCGGCTGCCCGACATGAGCCGGGGCCAGCTTCGGATGCCCGTCATCAGTGCCCTGGCCCAGGCGTACTTCGTGGACGGCGACACGGGGCTCAAGCAGACCAGCGAGGTCAACTGGGCCAACAAATACGTGGACGCCGCCGAACTGGCCGTCATCGTGCCCATCCCGGAAGCGGTTCTGGACGATGCCGACTACGACATCTGGAACGAGGTCAAGCCCGTCCTAGTGACTGCCCTCAGCAAGGCCGTGATGCAGGCGGTGCTTTACGGCACCAACATCCCGGCCAGTTGGACCACCAACCTGGGCGCTGCGGGGCTCGTGGCTGCGGCTAACGCTGCCGGCCACGTGATCAGCGCGGCTGCCTACGACGATATGTACCAGGCCATCCTGGGTGAGACCGATGCCGGTGCTGCCGGTGCGCTGATGCTCATCGAGGCCGATGGCTACATGGCTACCGGCCACGTGGCCCACGCCTCCATGCGGGGGAAACTCCGCAACGTGCGCGACGCCGATGGCAACCCCGTCTTCTCCGCTTCCATGCAGGAGGCCAACCGCTACTTCCTCGACGGCGCGCCCATCGTCTTCCCCCAGGACGGCTCCATCGTTTCCGGCAGCAGCCTGCTCATCAGCGGGCAGTGGAGCGAACTCGTCTATGCCATGCGCCAGGACGTGACCTACAAGGTCCTCGACCAGGCGGTTCTGACCGACGCTGGCGGGGCCATCATCTACAACCTGGCCCAGCAGGACATGGTCGCCCTCCGCGCCACGATGCGCATCGGTTTCGCCCTGCCGAACCCGGTCAACTTCATGAACGAGACCGCCGCCACCCGGTGTGCATTCTCCGTTCTGACGGCTTAGGGGGTGTGACATGGGTCTCTACCCGAGAGATTTTGAACCGTCCCTGGCGGGCCTCCCTATTGGCCCGTACAGCAACGTGTACTTTGTGGACCCGGCCAGTGGCAACGACGCTGCCAAGGGCACGAGCCGCAAGAGGCCGCTGAAGACTCTTACCGAGGCGTACGACCGGTGTGTCAGCGGCCAGAATGACGTGGTGGCGCTCATCGCCAACACGTCGGGCGTCACGCTTTCCGCGCCGCTGGTGTGGGCCAAGCACTACACCCACCTGGTGGGCCTGTGCGCTCCGGTGCGCACGGCCCAGCGCGCGAGGATCTTTGCCGCATCCGATCTGGACGATGCCGTGTTCATCACCGTCTCGGGCACCGGCTGCATCTTCAAGGATCTCTACATCTTCCACGGGCCGGACGAGGCGACGGCGCTGGGCAACGTGCTGGTCACAGGCGGGCGCTGCTACTTCGAGAACGTCCACTTTGCCGGCGGCGGCCACGCGTCCAACGCGATCGACGGCTGCTACAGCCTGGGGCTCTCCGGGGGCGACGGCGAGCACCTGTTCAAGAACTGCACCTTTGGTCTAACGTCTATGGGGGCCGCGACCGGCGTGCGCTGCGTGGCGCTGCTGGGGGGCTATACCCCGCGCGTTGTGTTCGAGGATTGCACGTTCGCCCTGCACGCCACAGACGCCGGGGCCACGATCGTCGAGGATGACAGCGGCGGGGCCAGCATCATCGAGTACATGCTGTTCAAGGACTGCCTTTTCTTCAACGAGTCCGAGACGCCCATCGACACGGCCTTCGAGATCGATACCGTGACCGCTGACCGGCAGCACTTCATCCTGCTCAACTGCTGGCGCAACAGCGGGATCGATGACTGGGAAGACCAGGCCAAGGCGTGCGTCTGGGTTGGCGGTTCGCCCGACATGGGCACCGGCACGAGCCAGGGCGACATGGTTGTCGCCAGTGTAGCCTAACCATAACGGGCCGGGGGCTTCGGTTCCCGGCCCGCCTGAACACCTTTGGAGGGTTCAAGATGACTGTTGCACTGAATACCGAGACCGGCAAGGGCCGGCTTGTCATTGACTATACCGGCGAGGCGGCTGTGGGCGCCCAGGGCGAGATTCTCAACCCCGAGGGCTGCGACCTGTTGGTCATCGAGTCCTACTTCTACCTCATCACCCCTGCCACGGCGGCTGCAACGCTGAACGTGGGCTTTGGGGCGACCGGTGCCGACGCCAGCGACCTTCACAGCGCGCTGCCCCTGAACGGTGGGGCCAAGACCAGTTGGATGGGGCTGCACCCGGCGGTGACGCAGGACGCTGCCCTGACCGCTGGCGAGTGGGATGCCGACGACTACCTGACCTTCACCACGGCTGACCAGTCGGCCCTGCCCTGCACCGGCAAGTTGTACATCGAGTACATCCGGCTGGACTAGGAGACAACGATGGCTGCGACGGCGGCACAGATCGCAAAACTGCGGCGCATGGTGGCGGAGCCAACGGCTGACACCTACACCGACGACGACCTGGCGGGGTACATTGAGCTTTACCCCACCATCGATGAACACGGTGAGGAACCATACGTCTGGACGGCAACCGCGCTGGCTCCCGAGAGAGACGACAACGACTACTGGGTGCCGACCTACGATCTGAACGCCGCCGCAGCCGACGTGTGGGACGAGAAAGCAGCGGCCCTGGCAGCCGACTACGACTTCTCTGCCGATGGGTCGAGTTACAACTTGTCCCAGGCTTACCTTCAAGCCATGAAGCAGGTGCGCCACTACAGGGCCAGGCGCTCGATGAGGACCATCACCCTGCGACCCGAGCCCATGCGGCGTCCTGCTTCGTGGATTGGTAGTGTGGGGGACTGATGCTGACCGATGCCAACCTGGCGCGAATGCGCGAGATCCAGGAAGGGGCTCTGCCCGACACGTGTACCATACAACGCGCCACCAATGGCGTGGACACGATTGGGCAGCCGACCAAGACCTGGGCCGACCTGGCAGATGACGTTCCCTGCCGTCTCAAGCAGAGGCGCGTTGCCAAGATAGTGGGTGGCGAGCGGGTCTTCGTCATCACCGGTTGGGTGCTGACCCTGCCGTGGGGCACCGACTTTACCGCCCTGGACAGGGTAGTGATCGGCAGCAGGACGTTCAGCGTGTCGGGCACAAATGCAGACGAATCCTGGGCAACGGCGCTCAGGGCGGAACTGGTGGAGGTCACGTGACCTGGAAGGTGGAATACAAAGACCTCGGCCTGGCGTCGCTGGACAAGGACGCGGTCGCCAAACTGCGCAAGGTCCTGGACAAGGCCGCTCACGACGTAGAGGCCGCCATGAAAGCCAACATCATCTCTCGCGGCTTTGTGGACACGCGGGCCACGGTCAACAGCGTGGCGGTTAGCGCGCCCGACGCGGATACCAGGGACATCGGGCCATCGACCGAGTACGCCATCTACGGCGAACTTGGTTACGTGCGTGGCAAGACCCGTGTGCCGGGCTTGTTCTTTGCCAGGGACGCCCTGGAGATGGTGCGTAACTCATTCATCGCCGCCTGTGAAGCGGCCCTGCGGAGTCTGGGAAAATGAAGGACTTTGGCAAATTGGCAATAGGTGTCCCACTCTTCCGCATGGTGCCGGAGTTCTGGTTGTGGTGGACGTGGCTCGTGGCGCGGGGCTTCCGGGCGGGAGACATCCTGCTGAACGACGCGGAGATCCCGATGGAAGTGCCACACCCGGTGGCCCACAACGCACTGGCCCGCGCCTTTCTGGCGACCGACGCCGACACGCTACTCTTGATCGAGGACGACCACTGTGGCGATGAGGAAGTCGTTCACCGGATGCGCGACAAAGAAGAGAACTGGGGCTTCGACGTGGTGTGCGCTTCCTACGTCAACCGGCGCGGCCAACCCTGGCCGGTGGGCTGTGGTGAGTTGACGGGCATGGAAGCGGAGCAGGGACTTGAGATCAACCTGGACCTGCGCCGCGTGGCAGAGTCGGGAACGCAAGAGACGAGCATGGCTGCCCTGGGGCTGGTGTTTATCCGCCGCCCGGTGCTGGAGGCCATGTTGGGTGACGAAGATCCAGAGTCGTTCCTGTGGTTCCAGATGAAGGGCGGTAGCTCGCTGGATATGTGGTTTTACCGCGAAGTCAAGAGGCTCGGCTTCCGTGCCGGTGTAGACCGGGACGAATGGCTGGGCCACGTGGGGCGCCACATCTGGACCAAGAACGATTATGACCGTGAGTATGCCGCGCTCAAGTCGCGGCTGGAGAAGGCCGGTGGCTGATCCAAAAGCGGGGCTCGAAGCCAAGCTGTACGCCGCCCTCGACGCGGCAACAACCTACCCGGTCTACAACACCGAGGCCGTGGGCACGGAGTACGTCGTGTTCCAGGCCTCGGGGGGCAACGATGACTGGTGGCACGGCAAGAAGCGGGGCTACACCTACGAGTACGAGATCGTGGGTGTGTCAACTAACCGCAACACCGCACTGGCACTGAATGCTGCCATCACGGGGGCAATGGCGATGGGCGCCGCCCTGGCTCCAACGGGGTTCGGCCTGGTGGCCGTGACCAGAGTCCTGCCCATCGACTACACACAGAACACCGACGATGCGGGGTACATCCACCACGTCGGTGGCATTTACGAAATTGAAGTGGAGGAATCCTAAATGGCAACAAAACAACTGGGCAATGCGACCGTCGTTGAATTCGGCGCGACCGACATCAGCGGCACCTACACCACGTTCGAGGTCTCGGGCGAAGCGCCCGAGAAGCCGCAAGTTGACGTCAGCGACAAGAGTTCGTGGGACGCGGGCCAGACCGAAGTCCTGCCTGGACTGGCTGGTCAGCCCAAGACGACCGTGACCGTGACGATCAACGATGAGGCGGGCGGCACGAGTGCGGTCTACAGCCTGGCAGAGAACGACG